GGGAAACAGGCAGTCAAGGCGATCAATTATGAAAAGCTGTTAGATAGTATGCTAAAAAAAACACAGGCCTTGAGTGCAGCGACATCTGACGTCACTCAGGCGAGGTCGGAGATGGAGGCCGAGAAACAGGAGCTCCAGAAATCTAATGCCCTTTACCAGGAGAATAATCGCCGGTTGGATGCTGCGCTGGTTAAGGTCAGAAATGATAAAGCCGTGCTCGAAGACTTAATCCCTGCAAAGGATAAAGAAATAGAGACATTGAATAATGTGATCCGCGAAAAAGATACTTTAATCGGCGAATTAACAGAGAAGGTCAAACTTGGCAAACACAATACAGGTAAAAAGAGGCGCAAACGCGTCACTCCCGACGCTTAACGCCGGCGAATTCGGGTTCAGCACGGACACTAAGCAGATCTATATTGGTGATGGGGCCGCGAATCACGAACTGGGCACAGTATCCCATCATGTCCCTATTGCTTCGTCAGGGGACTTCACGATCCCCACGGGCCGCAGCTTCATCGGCGGGGATGAATATAGCGTGGAAGGAACTGATATTTTAGAGATTCAGGGAACGGGCATGATGATACTCGTAGGATAAGGAGCAACTATGTCAAGGATAATATTAGAAGAACAAGCCGCGCCGGGTACACCATCAACCGACAAAATAGCTATTTACCCGAAAGCAGGTGGGGGGATATATAAAAAGGATGATGCAGGGGTAGAGGTGCGGCTGGATAGCGGTAATATGGTTTCCGAATCGGTGGCTGATGATGCAGAGATCGTGCTGACTACAGCCGTTTCCGGCTGGGGACAAGCGATGGCCGGGGATAACGAGGAATATATTGAATTTCGGTTTACCGCAGCGGGAGTCGTAACGGTGATATCTAACTCGGCCAACGCGGTCGGGGCGGATACGGATGGCAACCTTTGCGTGTATGATGCGGGTACAGGGATAGCAATCAAAAACAGATTGGGAGCCACAAAAGATATTAGATACGTTGTTAATTACTCATAAGGAGGCGATATAAATGCGTGGATATCCTAAACATATAGCGAACAAACGAGATTTTAACAACCTGATGGACATGCCGGAATATAAAACGCAGGCATTGGCGGACCTGAAACGATTACAGGTGATTGATGACGCTAAAGTAATCAGAGTTGTCTCAGGTTCGGAAGAAGACAAAAATCTCGTCACGGAAGAAATAGACAATCCGAATCCGGTGTGGAAACAGAAAGGATTTGCAACTAAAAAAGCTGTGGATGATCTGGTGACGGAGAAGGAGGTGGTGACAGATGGCAAATAGACTGATAACACAGATTGAATCGCAGAACGCCCTACTCGGGGCTGTTGTAGCGAACTTCATGCTGAACAAGCTGGATCGGATCATCGAATATAAAGATGCTGACGAGGTCACGGTCAAGGGGGCGAATCGAATCCCCTTACTGATTAATGACAAGTGGTTTTACATCGATACAGACACGGATCTGGACACCGGGGCGGATCTGGACACCGGGGCTGTTGCGGCGGGGACGGATTATTATGTGTATGCGTGTGACAATTCAGGGTCTCTGGTCTTTCTCATTTCAGCGGCCAGCACCTATCCAAGCGGTTATAATGCCAACACGAGCCGTAAGATCGGTGGGTTTCATACGATCTGTGCTGCGGCTGGGACGATTGGCGGGCATACACTGACCGACCATCCTGCAAACGGGATATTGCCACAATCGGTCTGGGACCTGAAACACCGGGCCAGGTGCGGAAGCAATGCGGGTATGGTCTGGAGTGAGGAAGCTCAGGTCTGGGTGGACATCTATCTGGCAAGCGGAACAGGGGCTTCTACTGTGAGTGTCAATGGCGGAACGATTTCAGACACCCGTAACTGGATGGATTTCGTGGATGATTACGGGGCCGTTGGAAAGCGAATGCTGAGAGATCCAGAGTTTCAGTTGATCGCTGGCGGAAGCAATGAGGAAACCAATATTAATGGTGACTCTGATCCCGTAACCACGGGTGGGCATTCTGATAGCGCATCTCGCCGGATGATCAGCAATATCGGCTGTGAGGACTGTTGTGGGGCTCTGTATCAGTGGTTGGTCACTCCAGCTGCAAGGCTTGATGATGGAACTCATGCTGGAGACTGGGTCGACCTTGATGGAGCTAAGGGGTCTTTTTACACTTATGGGATTGCCCCTAATTATTATGGCAATACTCAGCTGCGTGCGGGCGGTAATTGGCATAATGGGACGGATTGCGGGTCCCGCTGTCGTAATGCGGGTAGCTATCGCTGGGCTGCGAGTACGGCTTTCGGCGGGCGCGGTTGCGCGGAGCCACTATAACGATGTCACTATATCACGTATCACGAGCGCGCCGCAGGCGCGTTATCACGGCTGGTAGGTCGTGCGGCTGCATGCAGGCGGTAATTGGAATAATGGGACGAATTGCAGGTCCCGCTGTCGTAATGCGAATAACTATCGCTGGAATACGAATACGAATATCGGCAGGCGCGGTTGCGCGGATACAGGGTTTGAGCAAAACTCCTGGCTGGATCTACCGGCCATGTTTCGGGGCGTAAGCCACGGAGCAAAATACATGACGGAGGGCGAGGGGAGTTAGTAGGTAAAGGCCGAAAGCTCCCTGGGCCATTACACCATGAGACGACACGGAAATCTTTGGGGCCAAATAACAGATATCCACAATATCTACGAGGCATATAAGGCCGCCAGGAAAGGAAAGACCTGGCAGAATACCATCAAGTATTTTGACATGAAATTTGATGAGAACATGTTCAATATTCAACGTCTCCTGGTCAATAAAACGTTTCGTACCGCGCCATACAAAGAGAAAAAGATCTACGAACCAAAAGAACGTACGATTTATATATTACCCTTCAATCCTGACCGGATCATCCAGCACGCACTCATGAACATTATAGAACCGATATGGGATGCCATGTTCATTCACAACTCGTATGCCTGCCGAAAAGGCAAGGGAATACATGCCGGAAGCAGGAAGACTATGGAATTTGTCAGAAAATACAAATATTGCCTTAAATTAGATATCTCCAAATTCTATCCATCCGTAAACCACGACATCCTTTATGAGATAGTTCGGCGGAAAATAAAGTGCAAAGACACGTTGTGGCTGATCAAGAACATCATCTATTCATTCCCCGGCCGGAAAAACGTCCCAATCGGTAATTTTACCAGCCAATGGTTTGGCAATCTCTATCTGAATGAGTTGGATCAATTCCTGAAGCACGAACACCACGTCAAGAACTATATCAGATATTGTGATGATTTCTGCCTGTTCCATGATGACAAGAAGTACCTCAACGATATGATGCGGATCATCAGGGATTTTATATTGACAAGGCTAAAGATGACATTTAGCAAGTGTGACCTATTCCCTGTCTCAAGAGGTGTTGACTTCCTGGGCTACCGGCATTTTCCGAAATATATGTTAGTCCGGAGATCTACGGCTAAACGGGTCAAGAAACGGTTGAAAGCCCTACCGTGGCTATTAGCTAAGGGAAAGATCACAATAGATCAATACCGTGGATCTCTGGCGTCGACAAAGGGCTGGCTCAAATGGGCCAATGCCCATAACCTGACAACATACCTGCAAATTGAGCAGTTGGAGGCAAGATTAAATTGTGCCTAAAAGAAAACAGTTTAAGGATTTTGCAGGAGATCACCGGCCCCTTGATGGCGCTAAGGTCAAGATTGCAGACGTGTTTAATAAAGAGATTCAAGTGCTGGGCTATCGGATACAGCCGAGTAGATATCATAAAACATTGCCATGCCTTCAGCTACAGTTTGAGATGGATAAGGAACACCATGTGTTGTTCACAAGTTCAACGGTCTTGGTCGAACAGATCGAGGCGTATAAGGATGAGTTGCCTTTTTATACAACGGTTAAGCAGGTAGGGAAGTATTTTACATTCACATAAGGAAAAACAGGAGAACAAATCGAGGGATATTATGACAGCCGCAGCGGATCGCCCGCCATGCAGTATGCACACGGGAGTAGATAAAGCGATTGAAAATTTGGAGAAAAGTCGAGAAGATCACGACGCTACGGCCATACGCGTCTGGTCGGCGATTGAGAAAAAAGTCTCCACAAAACTCTTTCTCACCATATTGACCATTGCGGTCGGGATTGTAGGCATTTTCAACGCGATTTTCTTTTACAGCCAGGACCGGATATTCACGAGTTACGATAGCACATTGGCCAAAATATCAGACAAGCAGGACAAGTTGATGACTCAGGTGACCGACCTGCGTCTCGATATTCGGAACGGCACAAAACCACACGACAGCGGAGGATAACGCCATGATAGCCTGGGACAGAATCGAGCATTTTACGCGGAGTGAGTTTCAGGATCCGCGATATGGGGAGGCGAGTGGGGATCTGATCGATGCCGCGTTCCTGGTGCTGATTGTGCGCCTGCGGATCCAGACCGGCTGGCCCATGGTGATCCACTGGGCCGTGGGCGGGGCAGTGGATGTTGACGGGGCGCACGGGCACGCGGCCCGGTCGTATCACCTGAAAGCCATGGGATGTAAGGCCGTTGATTTTCATTTTATGACCGGGGCGCCAGTGCGGCTGCAGTATTACGAAGTGGCCCGGGTGGGCTTTCCCGGGCTGGGGTTTTACCCGGATTGGACCTGGAACGGGAACAGTACGCCGGGCTGGCATGTTGACATACGGCCAAAGGACCGGACACAGAGATGGACGCGGAAGGGTGGGGAATATATTTATCTACTCTGATAATAGACAACCTTTCAAATGAAACCTCAAATCAAATATAAAGCAGGCTATAAATATCAGATCGTTGCAGATTACAGCATACAGATTGCGATATTCCCAAAAGAGGATATTTCTACGCATTTCCTGACCCTCACGAAAAACGGGAAGCTGGTAATCAGTCATGGGTATGCTTGGAATGGTCCTTCGGGACCAACGTGGGATACCCTGACGTTTATGCGCGGGTCATTGGTTCACGATGCTATTTATCAATTATTACGGATGCAGTTAATTGACATCCGCTACAGACTGGAAGGGGATATAGAACTTAGGCGAGTATGCTTAGAGGATGGTATGTGTTCATTTCGGGCATGGTACGTGTATCATTCAGTAAGGGCGTTTGCCGCTGGATCTGCTGATCCGGAAAATAAAAAAGATGTAATTACAGCACCATAAGGAGATTAAAATGAAAAAGATAATTGTTTTGATTTGTGCAATCGTGCTTTGTATGGGATGTGCAAGTATCAGCTTCAATCCTGACACAGGTAACGTGGAGTACACCCGCATAGGCGATCAGCACATCAAGGGGTTTGAGTTGGAGAAGACAGGAGATGGAGACATAAGAATCACGCTGGACGGCCAACAGTCAAACGCTGATGCGCTGACCGAGGCCATTAAAGTGATCAATGTTCTTTCTATTAAGTAGCCACGTTTGGGTATCCTTCCGTCTACCATTGGTCTACCATCCACCCTCTTTTCAACCTGTTTTTCCGGGTAAGTCTCCAACGGCGGGTTAATGATTTCAACAACTTAGCGCCCACAGCCACCCATGACCCTATCTGGCAGTCATGAGGTCAGGGGTTCGATCCCCCTCAGCTCCACCAAAAATTTCAGGTACTTAGGCCGTTTTTCGAGACGGCCTTTTTTTTGCGTCTACTGTTTGCGTCTACCATTTTGGTCTCCGGGAGCTGATTTTGGTGCAGATTCGGGAGGGTGTGGGGCTGGTTTTTGAGG